AACGCCGCCTTGGCGCTGTACTCGATGCGCTGGCTGCCGTAGTGCTTCTCCAGGTACTTGCTGTCTTTGCGGGCGACGGCGAGGCAGAAATCGCCGAAGCTGCGCTTGGGATCGCCGTCGTTGCTGTCGCCGAAGATCACGGGGATAGCTTGGCGACGCGATTGACTCTGGGCGTCGGCGTATTGCTTGAGCGTCGTGTTGATGACGCTATCCAGCGATTGTGTGAACTTGCTGAAGGCGGTTTCCAGCGCCTTGGAGACGGCAGGAGTGAGCAAGTCACCGCCGACGGGGACCGCGATCTGCTGGTCGATCAGCGAGCGGGCGTCGGCGTCGGCCACGTCGATGCGTTCGCCGGGCTGGCGATTGAGGAACGGTTTGAGCAGTTGGACAAACATGGGAGTCACTCTCGGAGGGCCACGGATGGGGTGAGGAGTCACGGTTGGCGTATCCGTCTCCAGGCGCGTCCGGCTGACGGCTTGGCGTCCGTCTCCACCGTGCTTGCCCTGACGGCTTGCATATTTGTAGTGTACACACGTTACCTATGATGGGGCTAGTCCAATTTCCTAAATTTGTTCAAAATTCTTCCATTTCTCGTTCCCAGAATTCGCCTGGGAACAGGAAGGTCACACACGGCCGCGCGCTCGGTCTAGATGCTCCGCGACGGCGCGGCGTGCCAAGCCCTCGACATCCCAGCTGTCGATCGTGCGCTGAATGGCGCGCTCGATCTCCTCGAACGGCGTGAACGCCATCGGCGGGTTATCCAGCCCCAGCGAGGCGAGGAAATCGTCCGGGATCGTGAGCAGCGACTTGGATACTGCTTCGACCACGGCATTCTGTTGGGCAGGTAGGAACGTGCATGCATATTCCAGCAGGATCCATTCATCGATGACGAGCGAGACGTCGGCCCAGCCGGGTTGGTCGCGCTCGCGGTCCTTGGGCGCATGCACCTTGGTCGGCAGAAAGCCGATGGACTTGCCGCGTAGCAGGTCAGCCTGGACCAATGAAAACGCCACGTCGGCGGGCCAGGTGCCCTGCCAATCGGCGGGCTTGGTCGGGTACTGGCTTTTCGCTTTGACGCCGCGCCGGTCGCCGTCGCGCACCACCTTCCGCCACAGGGAGCGGGCCACGGGCGGCAGGTGGTACTGATGTTGCAACGTGACGATGGGATTGAGGCGAAACTGACTGTCGTTGAGGCCGCGCGCCAGAACGACTTCCTTGGTGCGATCGGGATCCTCGGTCGTGATCCAGCTCACGTCGGAGCGCTCGCCGGGCAACACCTCGGACGGCTTCTTGGCGATGAGAGATTTACGATACGCAAACGCATCGTCCTTCGGCAGCGCTTTGAGGATCGCGTCGAGGGCGAACGCCTGGCGGTCGAGCATGGGGAAGCCGAGCGGGCCGGCGGCGGGGCCGTAGTGGCGGGTGAGGCTGGAGGTGGACATGGCTTACTCCGTGGTGGGAATAGACAAGGAGACAAGGAGACAAGGAGAAATCATCCGCTTATGTCATCTCCCTGTCTCCTTGTCTCGCAGTTTCATCGACGTGCTGCACGCCGGGCAGCCACGGGCGGTCACCCCACGTCACGGGCGGCAAACCGCGCTCGCCGCGCACTTCGTTCACCGTCACGACGCCGTATTTCAGGTCGATTTCGCGCTCCTTCGCGGACATCTCACGGTTGACGGGGATTGGGTCTTCCGAGGCGAGGAACAGGCGTCCACTTGGATCGAACAGCGGGACCAGCTGTTCGTTCAGCTTCTCGTCGCGGCGTTTGAGGCGCGGGTCAATGGCCTTGGCCATGTGCTGATGCTCGGCGGCTTGCAGGTTGGCCAGGTTCGTCTCGCTGGTCAGGAAGCTGAGCGGGACGTGGAAGGCGTTGGCGATGTCTTGCTTCGTCGCCCTGAGATCGGCCAGGGCAGCCAGGTCGCCGAGCGATTGTGTGAGCAGCTGCACTTTCAAGCCGCTGTCGGCGACTACCACGCGACCACCGCCGCCGCGCCGCAGTGTCGTGTTCCACTGCGCTTCCAGGCGGTCGCGCTCTTCTTCGCCCAGCACGGTGTCCGGCGAGATGATCGCATCGGGCAGAGCATGATTGGCGAACTTCGCCGATTTGTAGGCGCTGTATTCCGACGCGAGCGCCACCTGCTCGAAGCAGGCCCGCAGCGGCGACAGGCCGGCGGTATACGGATCGCGTGGATCGGGGTAGCGGAAATGGATGATCTCGTCCGGGCGGAAGCGCTGTTCCTTCGCGCCGGTGCGATATTCGTAATAATCGACGAGATTGCGGCTGTCCGGCAGACGGCGCGGCATGACGTTCTGGCTGGGCAGTATCCAAATCTCCCGTGGCACGCCGAGGAACGGGTCCAACGTGAGCGCCCAGTACGCCGATCCGTGGACTTCCTGATAGAGCGTGGTCAGCTCCCAGAGATCAAAGGCATTCATCGTGGGGTTGACGCGCGCGAGCAGCGTGAGCAAGGGGTGCTCGACAACTTCTTCGAGCCGGTTCGCCCTCGTGATGCGCGGGGGGAGATTGGGCTGGGAACGCAAGCGCATCTCGTGAGCGGGATCGAGCGCGCGGGTGAGGCAGCGGGCGGTGGGCTGATCGTACCCCGTGGCGACGTAGAGACGCGGCGGATACGCAGCACAGACGGCGGCGTTGAGCGAGGCGCAAGTCCACGCGGCGCCTTTGAGTTCCGCCAGCAGCTCGTTGGGCGTCGGCTCGCGGTTGCGCTGGAAGATGTCGGTGAAGTTGCTGCCGATCCACTGCCGGCCGGTGAGCGCGGTGGGGTTGGATTTGCGCGCCAGCCAACGAGCGAGGCGATGAATAAGGCGGATCATGTGAGTGGCGTCCAAAGGTTGGGGTTGTTCCAGTGATCGTTGGTTTGCACCTTCGCCGCTTGCGGTTTCGCATTCACCCCGCGCAGTCGCGCAATAAACCGCGCATCCAGTCGCGACACCAAATACCGCAGCGCCCCGAGCGCATGGTTGTGATCGTCGATGGGTTCCTCGCCGTGCAGCGCCCGTTCGCGCGCCGAAGGGTAGCGATACAGCTGCGCTTCGCTCACCAGATTGGGACACGCCGCGGCGTGGACCTTGAGCCGGCCCGTTCGCAGCCGCGCGGTGACGGCGGCGATGCCCAAGCGGATGTCGTTGAAGCCGCTCTGCACCGTCAACCCGGCGGCGCGCAGCTCCTCGATCTCAGTGCGTCCGGCAGGGTCGGCGAACCACATCAAGCCACGCGGCAAAGCGGCGGCATGCTCATGCAATGGCGTCTGCGAGCCGTAGCGTTCATGCGTAATCCACAGCACATCGTTCTTGTCGAGCACGCCCCACACCGCGGCGAAAGGGTTGCGCCAGCCAAAGTCGATGCCGCCAACGAGCTTTCCCTGTGTGCCACGGCTGTCACAGCCGTGGCACAGCGCCTGCACAAAATCAGGATAAACCAGACCTTCCAGGGCGGTGAATTCGCATTCGTATTCCTGGCGCACCCACGATTCGCCCAGCGCCCGGCGTTCCTCGGCGATGAAGTCGGGTGCGATGCGTGGGCATTCATGCCAGGTGATGCCCACCTTGCGCCACGGGCCGCCGCTCTGCCATTCGTCAAAGAACCAGCCGCGCTGGCCGAATGGCGTGGAGAGGGCGATCAGCCGGCCGCGCGACACGGCCAGCATCGGCCGAACGCTGCGGTAGAGCACGTCGGGAATGCGCGCCGCTTCATCGAGGACAAGCAGGTTGACGCCGCTGAAGGCTCGCAACGTGCCTTCGCGTCCTGGCAGCGAGACGACCCGGCTACCGTTGGCCAATTCCAGTTGCAATGTCGTCCGCCGTACCGCCCGGACCGGCTCTCCAAGTGCCTGGTAGCCATCCAAGAGCTTGCGAAAGATTTCGCCCGACTGCCGCAGCGACGGACTGAGCAGCAGTACCAGGCTTCGGGGCGTGAAAAGCAGTGCGTGTAGGGCCAGCGATGCTACCACCGTCGATTTACCCGACTGCCGCGAGCAATTGAGCAACACCTGCCGATCGGCGCACCGCAGCAACTCGCACTGCCACGGATCGGGCGTCAACCCGCGCGCGGCGAGCAACCGGGCCGGATCGAGCGCCAGGGCAATGACGGTGCGGGCGTCCATGCCGCCGATGGTACAAAACGACATGGCGGTGGGGTCAGGTCAAGTTGATGCGGAAATGTGCCGGGATTTTTCCCGGAAGGTTCGGCAAGACATTCCGCTGTCAGGGGGCGGCTTACTTTGGTATGCTCGCGTTGAAGAGGAATTGCCATGATGAATCCCATCCGCCGCGAACTGCTGGACGTGCTGGCCGAGTTGAGCACGGCCTGTCCCCAAATGCGTTTCGGTCAACTGATCGCAAACTTGTCCACCCTGGCCCGCGGCCTGTCGGCGGAGGGTTTATGGGACGCGGAGGATGAGGAGTTGCTGGCTGCGGCGCGGAAGCAGCTGACGTACTTCACTGAGCGGCAGGCAGATGTAGCTTGATGGCATCTCAGATTGCGCAGAGGCGCGGCGATGGATGAACCACGATCAGGTTGGGGACATCCTGCGACGCTTGGCCTGCTTGGCGGCTGGCTGACCGGAATGCTTTGGTGGATCGGACTCATCACCGCGTTCTTTCTCAAAAATGGGCACGTCGATGGCATCGTAACTAAGTTGATAGCCGCACCATTGGCCGGACTACCCTGGGCCATGGCGGGACTGGTTGTTGGCGCAGTCTATTGCCCGCTTCCCGGCTATTTGATTCCAGCGGCGGTAATCGTTGGTACCATAGGAGGTGGCATCCACTGTTCGATGACCAGGTTGTTTGACGGCTGGCTCGCTTTGACTATGCCGGTGTATTGCATTGCCGGAGCTTTTGTCGGGCTAATTGTAGGGATAATTTGCGAGCTTGTGTGGCGCTTGCTAACAAGGTATGTACAACCCTTGAATTTGAATTGCCTGCGGGAAAACCAGTCCCTATCTCGCAAGAAAAAGCCGAAGCCGAAAAGCTGAGCGTGTCACTTCTCCGGCTGCAGTTTCGCGCGGGCTTGCTTGGCCCCTTCGCGCACGGCGACGGCGGGGTCGTGCTTTTGCAGCGTAATCAGGTCGCGGCTCTGATGCTACTGCGCTGCGGGTTCTGCAACGTAGCCCAGGATACCCCAGTATTGTTTATTGTCATCGGGAAATTGTCCCGAGATGCGCAGGTCGCCGACAGGAGGCACAATCTTGGCGTGCCATGTGTTGCCGCGCTTGGTGAAGTGGTGCCATTGGCCGTTGCTGAGCGCGGCCAGCTTCACACAGGTTGGGGCTTCGATTTCAAATTCGTATTCGTGACCAGCCTTCAGACGTTTTTCGATGGGCGCTTTGCGAAGGTGAATCGGTCCCTTCGGTGTATATATCTGAACGAACTCACGAAAGCCGGGACTGTCCAACTTTTCGCGGATTTGCCGGCTCGTCACGCCGTACTGGAACAGGATCGGATCGACCCGGGGCCAGCGCCGGTACGTTTCGGCGGCGACGGCAGGCTCCAGGAGCTGCCACTTGGATTCATTGGGAAAATGGCTGTAAATCAGCTGGTCCGGTGGCGTCAGAAAGAAGAATTCGCTGAAGCGCTTGGCCCAGACGCGGTCCGACCCAATCGCCCCGGCGCCCCAGGTGGCGTCGAGCAAGGCCCAGCCGTCGTCGAGCCGGACAGCGTTCCAGGCGTGGTTCTCTTGCAGGCTTTCGCCCACCGCATGGCCATATCCCTTGCCGTGGCCCTGAATCTTGACCGCCTCAACGTTCGCCTCCTTGCACAATGCCACGAAGAGATTGGCGTATCCTTCGCAGACGGTCAGACGGCTTTTGAGCACGGCGGCAGCGGAGCAGTCGCCGGGGTCGCGGCGGGCCAGGAACGCCGGGGCATTGTAAGCGATGCGGTCGGTTATCCAGCGATAGATGGCGCGGACCTTCTCGCGGTCGTTTTTCGCGGGCTTGACCAGATAGGCAGCCAGCTCGGTAACGGATTCTTCTGCCTCGGCCGGCGCTTGCAGGGCGTGGCGGTCGATGGCGGCGTAGCGCTTGTCATCGTCGACGCGGCGCGGGGCCGGCTGGGGGTCGGCGTCGTCGCGCTGCCGTTTCGGCGCGCGCTTTTTGGGCGTCTCGTCGTCCCATTCCTCGCGCGGCGCGGGAGGCTTGGCCTTGGGCGGATCGGCTTGCTTGGGCGGAGGGGCCGGTGGTTTTGGTATGGGCAGGACCGGCTCCGGCATCGGTTTGGTCGCCGTGGGTTCCGTGCGGCGCGGCGGCGGGTTGCCGGTATCCTCTTCGGGCTGCGCTTCTACCTCGCTCGGCTTCGGCGAGTGGGGCGGTTCCGACTTCGCAGGCCGCGGTGCGGGCGGCGCTTCCCTGGCATCGGCTTGCGGAAGGGCCGACTCCTTCTCGGAGCGAAGGGCGGCGACGGGTTCCGGCTGGGAACGCTGCGCGAGGAGCAGTTGGGCGCCGAAGAAGCCGACTGCTGCCAGCGCGATGATACCCCCAAGGGCAGCACTCATCTTCCCGACAGTCCAACCCGCAGCGGGGCGCGGTTTGGGTAAGAGCGCTGCTGTCCTGGATGGGACCAGTACGGCTGCCGCGGGCACGTGAAAGAGCGTCTTGCAGTCGGCACAGCGCGCCAGCCGCCCTGCCGTGGTATCCGGCACCGCGAGCTGTTTGCGACATCCCGGGCAGATCAGACGAATGCTCATGGCCGCTCCACGCAGCGCGCTGACGGCACAGGGCCGGCAAGGAGATGCAGCGAAAAATTGAGCATACGAGAGGGTGAAAGGGGCTGTCAAGCGCAAGGACATTTGGCCGCGGTGCTTGCACCGCACGAACCGGTGCCCGCAGTTCGCGCGGTGCAAGCACCGCGGCTAAATAATTCGGCTGTTCCGTTTCTGGGCGAAAACGCTGACGAATACCGTCCCTCCTCGGGATGATCGCGCTGGATAGACTATCCTCAATTCCCCGGAGGTCGC